CGTTACTTACAGAAGTAGAGGTAATCACTAAAAGAGAAAGCCTAGTAAGAAACGAAAACAACAAAGAGATAATAAAACTAAAAGAAGAACTAAAACAATATGAACTCTAAGATAAAACTATTAGATAATAAATACTACGACAAAGCAGAGCTGCTTAAACGTATGGAAGATGATAACTTTTACTATGGAGAACTAAACAAGTTAGCTCTTAGTAGTAGTAGCCTTAAACAGCTTTTGTCAAGTCCTAAGACATATAAATTTAGCTTAGAGTATGGAAGTGGAGATAGTCAAGCATTAAGGGATGGGTGGCTGTTTCATACAGCTATATTAGAGCCAGAGGTATTTGCAGCACAAACCTTTATAGATGTACAATCTAAGAACACTAAGAAGTTTAGAGATGCCAAAGCTGAAAACCCAAGAGTATTTACTGCAAAAGAAAGATCGGATGCTGATAGGCTTGTAGATGCATTCTACAGAAACGAACACGCAAAGGAACTAATAACTAAGGCAGAGTTTGAAATACCAGCAATAGATAATGTTAGTGCTGGAGATTTTACAATGCCATTCAGAGGTAAAGCAGATGTATTAGCTACAAATAGAATAGTAGACCTAAAGACTACAACAAACATAAAAGACTTCAGCTGGAGTGCTAACAAGTACGGATATGACGTACAATGCTATCTATACTGCAACCTATTTAACAAAGAGTATAAAGACTTCTACTTTTTAGTATTAGACAAAGGCTCATTAGACATAGGTATATTTAATTGTTCTGAGGAATTTTACTACAGAGGCGAAGAGAAAGTAGAGAAAGCACTTGACTTATATAACAAGTTCTTTATAGAGGGTGCAGACTTAGATAACTATTGCTTAACTGGAGAATTATGAAACCAAAGAAACACACACAGATACAACGCATACTTAGACTAGAAAACATAGTAGCACAATTATATGTAAAGATAGAAGCTATTAAAATAAAATTAGAAAAGAAAGATGAACAAAAAGATTGATTACATTAGTGGAACTGAAACAGCATACATAAGAAAACAAATGCCTGTATATAGTGGAGTGCTTAAATACTTCCCAGATGCAATAAGAGAGGTATCAAAAGTATCTTGGGCTGGTAATCAACAACACCACCCAGACAAACCTCTGCATTGGGATAGAGCTAAATCATCAGACGAACTAGATGCACTATCAAGACACTTAATGGAAGCTGGTACAATAGACACAGATGGGCAAAGACATTCAGCAAAGGTAGCTTGGAGAGCCTTAGCTTACTTACAGAAAGAATTAGAAAAAGAGGGTAAAGCACCCTTAAGTAAATATAACAATAAAAACAATGGTAATACACAACGAAATATTTGACACATATAGAATAAAGCAGAAACAAATAGAAGAAGCTATACAACTGTTAAAAAAAAACGGATACGCTATATACAAGAAAGTAGAAAAAGAAGTAGTATGAAAATACTAAACTTATACGCTTGTTTAGGTGGTAATAGATATAAGTGGGATGAGGTAACAGATGTTGAGGTTACTGCTGTAGAATGGGATAAAGAACTTGCAAGACTATACCAAGAAAGATTCCCAAACGATAAAGTAATAGTAGCTGATGCACATCAATACTTATTAGACCACTACAAAGAATTTGATTTTATTTGGAGTAGTCCACCTTGTCCAAGTCATAGTAGAATAAATATAAGTCAATATACCAGAGATAATTGGAAACCAAGATATCCTAGTATGAAGTTGTATGAAGAAGTTATTTTTTTAAAACATTATTATAAAGGTAAGTATGTCGTAGAGAATGTTATACCTTTTTACGAGCCATTAATACCAGCACATAAAAGGCATAGGCACTTGTACTGGACTAACTTTAAACTTCCAAACAATCTAAGCAGTAGGTACAATCCAGACCTAAGTAGAACTAAAAATCTTATAGACGCTTTGTCTAATTTTCACGATTACGATTTTAGAAAGTACAAAGGAGAACAACGTATGAATAAGATAGCAAGAAACTTAGTAGATTATGAAGCTGGTAAAACAATACTTGAAACAGCGATAGGAGTAATAAGAAAGACAAACGTAGAACAAACAGAATTATTTTAATATGAAATTAGAAGCAATAAGAGAAACAATACTAACACTAAACAACATAGACATCTTTGAACAAACAAGGCGTAGAGAAGTTGTAGAGATGAGGTGCGTTGCAAATAAATATATGAGCAAAGTTAAAAAGATGAGATTAACAGAAATAGTAAGAGATTACAAAAGGTGTGGATTTCAAACACACCACGCTACTATATTATACTCACTAAAGAACTATAAGCAAAACAGCTACTACAATTTAGACCTAGAAAAAATGTACAAAACATTATTAGGAGATAACAAACTTTATGTGTTAGAAAAGATACCAAAAGCTACTGATGAACAGATACAACAGATAGAAGAAATATTAATGAACTAAAAAAAATTAATTCTGTTTATATATTAATAGTTTGATTAATCAAAGTTTTTCAAAATATGAAAGTAGAAAATAGAGGAGGCTCAAGAGTAGGTGCTGGTAGAAAACCAAAAGCACAAGAGCAAAAGCTAATAGAAAGGTTAGATGCAATAATAGACAAAGACGAAGCATTATCTAAATTAGGGGAGTTAGTAGCTAAAGGAGATATGA